TTCATTTTCCTTTGCAATATGTATCTAATAAAACTTGTTCTTCTTTTTTTTTATTTTATTACGAGTTTCGTTATATTTTTCCCAGCTTGCGACTAATTTATCTATCTTCATATCTTTTTCCATTATTTCTGCTTGATGTTGTTCACGCTCAATTAAAAAATTTTTTAATATTTTTAATAAATCTATATTTGCCATTTGATTTATATATTTAAATTCTTTTCTAATTTATTAGAATTTATCATTAAATTATTGTTCCTATATAATTTTCTAAATCATCATATCTATAAAATACTTTTACATTTTTAAATATAGTTTCTATCTTATTATCAATATAGTTCTTTATACCATTTCTCCATCCAGTACCTAATATTGCTAATATAATATCGTTCTCTGGAAATTGATGTTTAACATTTTCTAAAAGATAAGGTATTTTCTCATCTGTAGAACCTGCTTTATTTTGTGATTTAAATTCTATTCGTATTCTTTTATTTTTTAAAAATAAAACAAATTCAGTTCTACAGATACTATCTTTGTATATACTTCTATATGGAAAATCTTTAACTAGTAATCTATCATCTGGGAATAATTGTCCTTTACCACTTTTAGAATATTTGGTATAATAGATACTCCCTATTCCTTTTGAATTACAAAATAATTCAAATTTCTTTTCATAGGACATACCATTGTATTTTGCTTTTCTTAAACTTGGGTTATTAATCATCTTAACCTTTAACAATTAGAACAACCTATCCTTATATCTGTACCATCATCAAGGAAATATTGTCCACTTATTTTACTTGTTTTCATATATTCCTCACTTAAATTTACATTGTGCCATTATTTCTGTTAAACAAGCCACAAGATTAATCTCCTGGTCTGCAACAAAGGCACTCTTATATTGATAATCAGCAATTACTAAAACTGCTTGTGGGATAGATTTAGAATCCAAATGTTTATATAATACATCATAGATATTACTGAATAGAGAAGATGGATCCTTATCTAGGTTTTGTATTACCCATTTTCTCATATCACTAAATCTTTTTTCTTTTAATAATCTAACTAATTCTTTATTATTGATTTCAGAAATTGAAACTAAAATGCCACTATCTATTTTACCCCTTACTGAATATCTTTGTAATTCATTTATGGTTCTTCTAAAATCTGGATAGTGTCTTTGTATTAATTCTGCAACTACTTTTTTATCAGCACTAATACCTTCTTCTTTTAAAAGGTCCATTAGTCTATCTAATAAAGCAATAGCCGTTGATACCTTTTGACCATTAGAAATTCTAAAGTCAATTACGGTACAACGACTATGTAGGGCAGGTATAATTTTGTTTTTGAAATTGCAAGTAAATATAAATCTACAATTTTTATAAAATGTTTCTATAAAATTTCTTAAAGCAGGTTGTACTGAATCTGGATTCATATAATCTGCTTCATCTATAATCACTACTTTATGATTAGATGTTTCGGTTAAAGATATTGTGGACGCAAAGTTTTTAATTTGTGTTCTTAATGTATCAATGTGCCGACCTTCATCGGAACCATTAATCATTATATAATCACATTTTAATTCTTCACATAAAGCACGTGCAACAGTAGTCTTACCTGTACCTGCAGTACCAGACAATAATAAATTTGGGATTTCTTTTTTATTTAAAAATTCTGAAAATGTGTTTTTTAAATCATCACTTAAAATACAATCCGAAATAGTTTTCGGCCTATACTTTTCTACCCAAAGAAAATCTGACATTGTTTTTCACCTCTTTCATAATATTATAATATGATATGCCTGTTTTAATTGTTGCCTCTTTAATAGTATCATATGTTCTATTATTAATAACAACTCTTTTAGACATACCGTTCTTTTTACCTCTCACTTTATCACTTCTAATTTTTCGTTCTTCATCTGTTATTTATAAGACGATATTTCTCTAGTTAAAGATTGAATCAGCTTCTAGTGCAATCCAATACTCAACTTTTGCTTTTTTATTAACAAAGTGTGCTATCTTTTGTTTAGATAGAACTACATCATAATCACCAGGAATTAATTTCAAATTTTCTGTTTTGATATATGCTGTAAAATTAGTATCCGTTTCACCAACACTTATTGAAGATTGATTTGAGTTGCTATTCTTCTTATCTAAAGCAACTAATTTGATTTTACCACTTTCACCTTTAATTGCAAGGTCTGGTAAATTTAAATTAACAAATAGTTTCTTTAAAGATTCATAGCTACTATTCTTCAATTGAAAACACACAGATAAATCTGGCATTTTAATTTCTTTAGATGGTGTAACCAACGTTTCCTTATCAGCAAAAGCATATCTAGCAACCAATGTAGATTTCTCATCATTGATTGTCATACTAGTTTGGCCATTAAACTTAATCACAGGCGATTGAAAAGAATCTATTGCTCTTAAAAATTCGGGTAAATCATATACTCCAAATTCTTGCTCAATGTCTTCCTTAATCTCTGCCTTGGCCACTATATTTTTCATAGTGGACATTGTTTTAAGTTTATTACCAACTTTAAATAATATGTTTTGGTTAATATCGGAAAAGTTTCTTAAAACGGTTACCGTATCACTTGATAGTTTCATTTTTTCTCCTTATCATAATTTAATAATAATATAATATAATGGGCGGCTTTGATTAAGTCGCCACGATTATATCCGTTCTTCTTGCCATAACGACACAAATACTTTATAGCATTTGCGTGGCAAAAATCTTTACCTATGTTCAATGTTTTGAACAAGTCTTGTACTTGAAAACCATCCTTACCTGTTGAGTAATGTTGGTCATAAGTAGTTTTGATATAAGTTAAAATTTCTTCTACAATTTTATCTTCATTATATTTCATAATATATTAGAGTCTATTATATCAAAATTTCAGTAATTGTCAATATGCTATCTTATTCAGTAGCTGTAGTTGGTTCAACTGGACAATTAGGGTTCTCTAAAGCGTCATTTAAAGCAGTTATATTTGCGTCTAATTCTAAGCCAACAGCTTCTAATTGATTTATAACTCTTGCTCTTTCAATCTCTGCCTTAATTCTTTCACCATCTGCTTCTACTACTCTACCTTGTAAAGCAGCTACTTCTTCTTCATAACTAGCAATAATATTTTCTAAAGCAGTAATATTAGCTATATTTTGATTTTCTATTGTTGCTGTAATATCAATCAATCCATCTACTTCAGCTTGTAATGCACTTTTCTTATTATGTTGGTCTGCCACAATAATTAATAAAGCAACCACAAGTATAAAAGCTAAAACTGCCTTTGTTGTAAACTTCTTTTTAATGTCTTTTAACATTATAATATCTCCTATTTTTTAGTATCAATTAATTCGCAAGTAATCTCATCAGCTAACAATCCAGCATCCTTATCATAGATCCAAAGGTAGGAATAGTGAACTTGGTCACCTTTTGCTACACATTTTTTTCCGAATGATAATTTTGGATTTTGTATGCTTGAACAGCTAACAAGAATCAAACTCATTAAAATTATTAATAATTTATTCATAATCTCCTTTTATAATATATTAGTATTTATTATACTAGATTCTCTAGGATTTGTCAATGAGTCACGCTAAAAAAAATAGCGGCGGTTTTACCCGCCACTATCTATCTATATTACGTTATTATTTAACGTCTATTTTTTAAAAATATTGAACAAGTTAGGTTTTAATACATCTTCAAACCAGTCTTGCCAAAATTGTTGTGTTTTCTTTTGATATTCTTGGGCTTTCACAGGTTGTTCCTTTACAAATTTTTCTACTTGTACTTTCCATTCTGCGTAAGTTGGAATATCTAAATCAAATTTAAACATTTTATCTCCTTATTTAACATCTATTGTTTTTGCTTTTCTGCTCTCTGGAATAATCTTCTCCATAGATACTTTCAAAAGACCATCTTTCAATTCAGCACCTTTGATTTCGCAATCATCAGCAACCGTGAAAGCTTTAGAAAAGAATCTTTTAGCGATACCTTTATGTAAGATATTACCATTGTCATCTTTACTTTCGTCTTTTTCTGTTTTAGCAGATTTGATAGTCAAAAGACCGTCCTCATAGTTCACTTGAATATCCTTTTTAGAATATCCAGCAAGAGCTACTTCAATATCGTACTTGTTCTTGCCTGTTTTAACGATATTGTATGGCGGATAATTTGGTATCGTAGGTGATAAAAAATCATCTTCAAACATTCTTTCAAAATGGTCAAAGATATTATCAAATCCTATTGATACTGGTCTTAATTGATTAAAAATAGATAATGCTTTATTGGTCATATAAACCTCCTTTTGTTAAGCAAAGTTTCTTTATTATTAATTGACAACCCATTATGGCATTGTCATATATTATATATAAGTACTTTTTTTAAAATTTCAAGCACTTACATAATATTATTTATACTTGGTAATGGTAGGTCTCACCCACTTTTACCCTAAAGAATTAATGGTTCTCATAACCTCCAAGACCAATGGACCAAATATAATTAAAACCCGAGTGAAATTTCATATGTACATATCGGGTTTTAATTATATGGCAGTTTCTTTTGTTACGGAGTACAAACTGCCAAAGGTCACCGAATTA